ACAAAAAGTGGCCCAGTTTCAACAAAATAAAACGATTACTCTGCTGAAACTCGTATGGATCTAAACAAAGTCTAAGAAGAAGTTGGGTAACAAAATCAAAGACTTGTATTGATATGCGGAAGCTTTTACAATCAGAGTGAATAGCCAAGAATTTTGGGTGAATTCTGGATGCTAAACACTGAAACTGAAATGCTCTTAAATAAGGTGAGAAAGCGTAGCCCGGGTGCTCATTGGGCCCCATCGACAGCTAATACTTCTTGCCTTTTACAAAAGAGAGCAGTGAAAGCAGATTCCTTGTCGGAGCAAGGTACAATAATTAAAAGCTAAAGTCATACAGCTGTAACACACTTGATAAAAGCTGTAGACGACAAAAGATAGTGGACTGCTGTTGGGCCACGAGGAAAGATTCCTCGAGTTCTTACTAAGCAGTCAGAAGCTGTAATCAACCAGCTCGTTCAGCCGAGCTGTCAACTCAGAGATTCGTGTCATCAACCTCTGACGTTCCTCCATTACAGGGAGCTGGTCCCTGTAGGCATTGTCTCGTCCACCGGCGCATCTCCGGGTGGCCTCCAGTTCCTTGCGGAAGATCGTGTCAACTGTGGCGGCTTGTACCAGGAACTTTTGGTATTCCGCGTCTTTGATGCTGGCCATGCGGCATCTGTGCTCTTCATGTTCTTGGAAGGACACGCCTTCCCTTTCAGTTGAGCCCCTGGTGAGTCTAGGGCAGTAGAGCTGTGCCGTGACTTCAGGGCACACCAGTTGTCCATCACAATCCCTGAAAGTTGTATGAGGGATTCTTTGTCTTCCGTCTTCAATGTGGATGAAGAGCTTGTGTCGTCGATTGCGGTTAGGAAGGTTCCCAGCTCCTCCACTTCCTCCTGCGTCGGCCATTCTTGGACAAAGAGTAGGGCAGTAATTCGAGATAATTGATCAGCAAGGACGTTCTCCTCTCCTTTGATGTGCTCGAATTTTACACTGAGCCCGTTGCCGTTTATATAATCACAAAAAGCAAGCCAGCGCACTCGGCTCGGCTTATTTTGAGCTTGCTTATTGTAGAAGGCTATGATAGCCTGGCAATCAGTCCGGACCGTGATTTCCTCCTTGTCGAGGAAAAAGATCTTTAAGGCTGATAAAGATTCCATTACAGCGAAGATCTCTGCATCAATCGTGCTTTTGACAGTGGGAAATTTCCCGCTGACGTACGCGCATACGCGTTCTTCGCCTTTTGTTCTTTTATTGGGTGGACACCATTTGCACACGCCACCCCATCCTTCCATACAGCCATCTGTTTCGATAATGATATGACAGTTCTTTGGCGGGATCTCCAATTCTGGCAGATTCTCCACCGCTGCTTTAACTTTGCGTACCAGCTGCCAATCACTACTTTTCCATCGCTTATCGCCATGGAGACCGACCTTTGAATAAAGCGGTCCTAAGAGGGTCCCACAGTTTGGAATATACCCTCGAGCATAATTGATGATTCCGAGCCACGATCGGAGTCCCTTTGTCGTTTCCAGGGATTTTTCATCAACGGTTGAGATCTTCTTGATAATATGGTCTTGCAACTTGATCCGACCATCTTTGATAGTTGCGCCAAGGAAATCGATCTCTCGTGTGGCAATCTTCATTTTGGTTGGGCTTAGGACCAGCCCAAACTTCTTGCACCTTTGCAGCATCCTTTTGAGATGGGCTGCGTGCTCTTCATACGTCTCAGAAAAGACCAGAATGTCATCAATGTAGACTGAGACAAATTCCTTTAGGTCAGCGAAAACTTCATCCATTTTCCGCTGAAATATTGCTGGGGCATTTCGAAGCCCAAATGGCATTACTAGCCATTCGTAAAGTCCACCTGGTACAAGAAAAGCGGTCCAGGGGATTGAGGCCTCATCCATCGCAACTTGATGGAAACCAGATTTGAGGTCGAACTTTGAGTAGACTTTGGCTCGTCCAACCTTTTGGATTATGGTGTTTATCCCGGGCAGCGAATATTGATCTTTATGGGTGTTGTTATTAAGCTGCCTGTAGTCGTACACCATTCGCTCCTTGCCCTTTACTTCCTTCCCCGTCAGTGGGTCTATGGAAGTTCCTGACTTTACAAGGATGGCAAGAGTTCTGTGCCGGCTCTTGCTGGGCCTGATGACCTTGAGTTTGAGAAGCCCATCTACATGGGTCTGGAAGGATCGCTCCATCTCAACGGTCACATGCTTTAAAGGCTGGGATTGGATTGTGATATCCGGGTTGATGATATCCAGCCTGCAGATTACTTGATTTTTGACCCAGTGTCTTACTGGATCCTCGCCGATGTAGCCTTGGGCCATTAGGTCTTTCAAAATTGGGCCTAGGACGTGCTTGAACTTAAGATCCACCGGCTGTTCGGGCCTAGCGAAGTAGGCTTCTTGGACGTCCAGAACGGACTCCGTTGTAGTGAGCTCTGCTATCTGTTGCTGGTGAGCTCCTTCGCCTTTCTCCATACTTATGACTCCCAACTCCTCGGCTTGGGTTTGTATGGATGTGACGTTCTTGTAGAACGTTATTGTTGGGCCTTCTATCCGAAGCCCTCCTCCCATTGACTTGATGAAGTTGCATCCTATTAGCATGTCAATGTTCTTTACCTGCATCTGAAAGCAGTAGATGTAAGGGATTTTAAAGTAATTATCCCCCAAAAACATTTTGCCTGCCTTAATACGCTTCTTTGCAATAGTCTTGGAGTTGACTCCAAGGAAGGTGGATTGCATGGCGGCATCTTCTGTGGCACCGGCGGGTACCACTCTCTGGTCAATGCAGCAACAAGTGGCTCCTGTATCTAGGATCGCCATTGCCGTGAATTTAGGCACGTCAGGAATTTCGAATGTCACCCGAATGTTGTACAATCGTCGGGTCGCGCCTTTGACTGTTGAGGAAAGGATGGACTCATGCATAGCCCCTACTATGATTTCTTCCTCTTCCTCTTCTTCATCTTCTTCTTCTCCAATCTTCTTCTTCTGCCTCCAGTTCTTCCTTGTAGCCAGTTCTTCCTTGTAGGCAGCCTCTGCTTCTTCACGCCATGTTAGCGCGGCTTTTCCCACTGGTTTGGGAGTCTCTGTTGCTATCTTCTGGGCCGTTTCCAAGGTGAGGTTCCTGTAGTCCTCCATAAACGCCTGAAGATCGGCCCCTGTTAATTGGGCGTTGTTTGCAATTCTTCTCTGGGCAAGCTGCAGTTGCTCCTTAAGCAGAGAGTTTTCTTTAATCAGGAAGGCGTTGTGGTGGTACAAGCTGTTGATCAGCTCGTCTTTGTTCTGGAATTTCCACGTCACTTCCTCTTCCTTGCGCACCTCTATGCCCAGTCGCCTGCTAGCGCATAGTAAACAGGCCACGAGTTTGCATGCAGGGCATAAAATCCTGCTGGTTACTCTTGTCTCGTTCCTGCAGAATCCACAGCGCTTATTTTCAGTGGCTTGGATGGGCGCATTTTCTTCCCACACATGGATGCACGTTAGCTGTAAGCCTTCTAGTGGATGTCGTGGCATCCAGGAGCTAGCGTTGACATCTGGTACTGGGCCCTGTATCAAAACAAGACCAAAATTAAAACTGTTAGTGGGCTCCCCATAAGGGAGGTCGTCTTCAAAATTATAGGCGGTTGCAGTGAACCCTGCTTCGCCTTCCGACATACTGCAGATAGCGTCGGACATTGGTTCTTCTGGGTCGACGGACATGATATCCCAATCTTCTGGGATGTTGAGATTGTCGTAATAGTGGACCCGATTGATGTTTCCTTTGCCATTTCTAGGGCATTCTTTGGCAAAGTGGTCTGGTTCTCCGCAGATGAAACAGGCACATTTCCTCTGTTTTCCCGCGTCTTTTCTTTTGAATGTCCGCACGTGCGTCGCATGCGGTTTGCCCTTGTAAGTGCTGGCTCTGCGTAAGCCGTATTTCTTTCCTTCTCTGTTATAGTCGCCGGGAATCGGCACTTGAGCGCAGAAGGATAGGTCTTTCAGGCTCCGTTGCAGGGCAGCCTGTTTGCATACTTCCATCAGATACTGATAGATGAAATTGATCCTGGTAGGGACACCGATATCCATGCCAGGGTATCGTTGTTTGTATGCCTTTTCAATCGCCGGTCCAATGACTGGCGGGAGTTTCCTGAAGAGCTTCTCAGAGAGCTCTGGTGTGATCCACATTCTTCCTGAAGCTGCGGCGAGCTTCTTATATTGATTTAGGAACTGGAAGATATTTTTCATCTCCGGCGTGGGCAGCCGTTCCAGATCTGCATAAGCACGATCCTGTTCCATAGTGGATCCTTGGGCGGGATCTTCTGTCAAGAAAATAACGCGGATGGCCGACGTTACGTTTCTGATATCTCCTGCTACCGATACCAATTTCCGGTAGTCATCTTCGAATTGCATTCTCCAGGAGACGAAGATCTGTTTTTCTGTTTCGCCCAGTAAATTCTCCATAAAATCTACCTTGTCTTGGTTAGAATCCCAGTTCATGCTGTTGACAAGGTTGACGTTAATGCTCTCCCATCTGTTGATTACTTCAGCATATTTACCTATGTCATAAGGTAAGACTAACATGACACCTTGGGTCTGCTGTGCTGAGGGGAGATTCCACATTGCCGGCGCACCATATGGCTGTTTGGACTTTGGCGGTGGCCGTGCACTTGCCGTGAAATGCGATACATCAGGGATGTTTTGTGGCAATCCCTGAGCTGCGGCGTATCCTGGTGGTCGGTTGGAGTTGTCTTCCCGCATAGAGTACGGGTTGTAAACTCCGGCGCCCGATCCTGAGCTTTCCGCTCCACTTAACGCCATATTTTCCACGAGCTTCTTCTGCATCTTGTGCAAGCTTTTATAGCTAAGCTCATCTGCCAGCTGCGTGGCTATTGTCTCTTGTTCGGCTGCTTCTTCGTAAATGGGCAGCGCTTGTTGTGTGACATCAGAGACTTCGGTGCCAATGGTTTCAACCTCCCATTGCACTTCTTCGTCAGACACTGGTTCTGGTTCCAGTGTTTTTCGAATTTCCGGTGCTTCGACCGGTACCTCCACCTCCCGCTCAACAGAAAAGGACGAAACAGTAGTGGAGTCCTTTTCGTCAGAGAAGTAACGGTCAAGGAAGTCATTCATGATATCCTCAGCCTCGTCAAGGGAGAGAGTGGGTAATGGGGCAGCTGTGGGCTGCGGGGCTGGTTCGTCAGTGAGCCAGTCCTGAAGATAGTCGTCTTCCCAGTCGGTCAGGACTTGTCCGGTGTAGAAGTTGCCATCGGCGAGTTGATCATCTTCTGGGAAGTCAGGGTTGCAACTGGCTAGGATGACCAGTGCAAAGTTGGTGCTTGTCCCTTCAGTGACATTGTTGAATCGTTTGGGAAGGGATGTGTCACCATCTTCGGCGTATTCCGTCTTGTCGAAAGGCGACTGGTAGGAATCTCGGGCCGGAATGTCATCGTAACCAGAGAACCTCGTCGAGAGCGTTCCCCGTGTGGTTTCGCGGATTACCGCGTTGGTTGGGGCCTGGATAGGCCTGGGAATACTGGATGGTCGTAATTCCCATGCAATGCCTCTCTGGGGCACCGTGCTTCTCCGTTGTGCCTTAATGGCCATAACTCCGCGGCTGTTGAAGTAGTTCAGGACTCCTTCGATCCCAAACCTAAATCCGCTTACAGAGGAATTCGTGACTCGAGCCACTAATCCTCTAGTTATCAGCAGGTTGCTCTCGCCTGCTACCCATGTATCATAACCTCTTGTAATGATGGCCACCTGAATATGGTGGTAGAAGTCATGTATGCTGCACAAGAGGTTTGGTGTTGTAAAGACCAGCTGTGATCCCTCGGAAAGGTCCAGCTCCATCTGCCCTAGAATGGACAGTTCTCCGTGCCATCTGGTATCTCGGAAAGTAACCAGGGCAGTAACGCCAGTATACGTCCTATGTAAGGTCAGGACTCTCATCATCATCATGCCAACGTGCATGTGCTCATACCCGGAATTTCTGAGGGTATTATAGCTGGATTCCTGGATAAACCTGAAATCCTCCTGATTATTGACGATCAGGCCTCGTTGCTCGGAGTAGTGTTCGTATACGCGGTTTCGGACACGCGTATCACCAGTACTGTAAAGTACTTCAGCTGGAACCATGGTAGCCCTTCTTCGACTACTAGCACTGAGTTCCATGTTTGGATCCAACTCTTCCTCGATCCGTCGTGGACCTTGGATTTGTCGTCTCCGTCGTCCTCCCAAGATGGGGGGTAATATCCTTTGGGCCTCATGTCTTGCCCTCTGCATCCGTCTATAGTCACGGATCTGGTCTTCAACCACCGGAGTGGTTACCGTTTGTGTCTGGCTCATTTCTTTTTCAAGCTTTTGTTAAGCTCGTATGGGTCGGTATGAATCAGGAATGGCGCCTTTTCCTTCGGCGCCTTTTGCTTGGCCTTTTTCAAGGCTGAAGTTTCTATAGCAGCAAACTTCTGGGTAAGATCGTCGAGAACGTCCTCAGGGACCTTAAACTCAGCAGTTTTCAAGGTCTTGACTTCTCGTTCTAGCGCTGTGATGCGCTCACCTTGTCTCTCCACTAGAAGCTGTATATCTTCTAGCTTCTGGTAAATCTGCACTAGTAAGTGCGTTTGGAAATTGTTCTGCTTGACGCAGTGGGTGATTCCTTTACTGCCAAGCGTGTCAGGTTTCACAAAACCTTGTCCTCCTTCGTGATCACCAGCAAGTGATGCGACTGCTGCTAGTGTTTCTTGGTAAACGGATGTACCAGTAGTGGTAATCCAACTGCTCATGAAGGGATGCTATCCTCAATCGCCTTGAGTCGGTCCTCAAGACGCTGAAAGAGCTCAAGATACTCTTTCTTAGGAGGTCTGGCGTGAACTGTTTGGCTTGTGTTTAGGTTAGGTTGAGAAGGTATTTGTCCTTCCAACCGGGTGAGTCGGGTTTCTATCCTTCCTAGCTGATGGAAGATAGCTTGGTGAAATCGTATAGAACGATCGTATTGGATAGCTTGGTTGTGTACCAATGTTAACAGTAAATCTGTTTGCGAAGTGGTTACCGGGTCGGTAGACTTTTTGCCTAACGAGTGGTTGGGAGCAGTTTCTGGTATGTGGAAACAGGGAAGACTAAAACTTTGTCGGTTCAGGAGATGAGACTCAGGGAGTATTGAATCAAGAAAGTTGGTTTCCTTATCTCTGGGATCGGGGTTCCACTCTTCGAGAAATGCTTTGTAATCGGTTTCTGGGTTCATATGGTAAGCGTCCTCTTCACGATTGGTTCACCGTACTCGCTTCTCGGCCTCTTGCCTTACGCCCTGACGTCTTTTACCGTTCGTGAGAACAGTTGCTAATGAACAAACCCAGTCACTCCTCACACAGTGTTTCGCTCTAAGGATCCCCCCTCAACCCGTTGATAAGAAAACACGAGTATCTTAGCCCAACATTCTGTTGAGCTCTGATACCA